ATTAACATCTAAATCACCACCTAATTGTGGAGTTGTATCTGAAACTATATCGAATGAAACTGAACTATCTAACCAATTAACTGTGTTAGCTGTGTGGTCTAAAGTTGCAAGAGATATATCATCTGCACCATCATAATATTTTAAAGTAGGAGTAGTTGCTGATGTTGTGTCTAACCAAATCGTACCAGCTACTGCACCACTTGGTCTTGATGTACCAGAATTAGATGTATTTATAGCCTCAAGAACATTGTTTAAATCAGTTCTAAAAGCTGGGAATGATTGGTTCGCTATATCGTAATCGTGTTGTGCCATGATGTGTTTATACTCCTTTTAAAACCCTTTTGCAATAAAATCAAATGTTTTAGATATTGCTGTATCACTTGAATTTTTAAATGTTACATCAAATCCATTAATAGTTTTATTTTCTACCAAGAAATAATCTCCTGTGGACATTCCTTGTCCTGTAATTCCAACTGCATAATTAACAGTTTTATATGGATTTGTAAATGTTACAGTTTTAGTTCCAGCACCAGATACTATATCATTTCCACTAAATATTCTATCTTGCATATCAATAGTTACTGTTACTGCTGATACTACAGGAGTAGAAGCATTATCTCTTGAAATTAAAACAACTCTAAATTTAGCATAACGAAAAGTATATTCCCCAATTACAAAATTTTGGAAAGCTGTATAAGTTACATTATCATCACTTGTTGCTATTTCTATATGAGCATTACAATTAGCACCTGTATCTCCATCAAAATTAGAACCTGTTGTATCAAATAATCCTGATCTATTATCAAATAAGTCATCTGGGTTATCAGCAGTTTGTGTTAAACTTGCTGTAATTCTAGCTGTATGTTTAGCCCCTATATCAACAACATCTGAAAATAAATAATTACCACTTGCAAAGAAGTCAGAATTAGCAACACCAGAATCAAAGAATCTTGATGTTTCATCATCAAAGTTTCCTTGTGCTGAATCAAATAATTCAGATGAATCTAATTGTATTGTGCTATCAGTAACTACAACATTGGATAAAGTTCCATCAAAATCTGGGTGTTCTGATACAGTTGTTATATTATTAAAATTAGTTATTGTTGTTACATTAGAAATGATAGCTGTCGCATTTGAACTAAAGTTACCTAGCTTATCAACGGCTTTAAGTAGATAAGTTCCAGCCCTAGCTGGTACAGATATTGAAGTTGCTGGTCTTGATACTTTTTCTACTAATGCTACTGAGTTTTGCCAATCAGCAGTTCCATCTGTTTCTTCACTAAATCTTAAACTATAATATGCTAAATCTAAATCTGGTATTTGTGTCCATGATAAGTGAGCCTCTTGTCCTACAATATTACAGGCAAAATCTGTTACATCGGCTGGTGGTTCTACTGCACCAATAATAGTTCTTTGTGCTGTTACATAAGTTGATGAAACTCCTAAAGTATTTACAGCTTTAACTCTTACATCATACACTTGTTGGTCAATTACATTTAAAACTCTGTGATTTAATCCTGAGCCTTGAGCATAAATAATATAATCTGAATCTGTGCTTAATTTATATTCTACTTGGTAATAATCAACAAAGCTATCAGGAGAAGCACCTATCGTTACATCTAAAGCTACAATTACAGTTCCATCATTATATTCAACTAAAGTATCATCTAAAGTTACACTTGCTGGTGGCTGTACAGTAAATGAATCTGGTAAAGTAGTATCAGCAATCGTAGGTATTGCATTTTTTTCATTAAATGTATAAAAATTATCTTGGTGTTCAAATAGTTGAACATTTACAGTTAAATCTTCATTAATCTCTAATCCTAATACTCTAAAAGGCTTAGCATTAAATCCACCACTAGGATATGTGATTGCAACAATGTCTCCTATAGCTAATTCTAAAAATTCTGATGTTAAAGTTAATTGTATTTGTAATTGGTTTCTTGATCTTCTAAGAATAACCTCACAAAGTGCTTCTGCATTATAAGTGTTAGTTACATTAGGAAATTGAAAGTTACCCTCTAAAACAGTATTATTATCTGCTGAAAGCATAGTTGCATGTTTAAAAGCTGATTCTACATTAGTGTCATCTGCTGGTGGAAAAGAAACTGTGTCGTTCTGCCAATTCTTAAATGGATTTACATAAGTTCCAATTACACGATTATATTTATTATTTTTTCTTTCTCCTAATACTTTAGCACCACCTACAACATGATCTGATGTAATTGTTTTAACTGCTGACCCTGTACCCTCTATTTTAAGTTTATAAACACCATCATTATAAGTGAATAGTGATCTCATTGGGTTTAAAAGTTTCTTTACATTTTCAATTACTTTTTGGCTGGTATCTATAACAGCATTAGATTCAAATTTAATAATTTTAGGAATAAAATCTGTAACATCTACTCCATTTGTAAAATTAGAAGATAAACTTGTACTGTACGAGCCACCACTTACTTTCCATTGAAAAGTTAAATTACTATTTGATGGTGCATTACCATAATAAATAATTATAGGATAACGAGAACCACTTACTAATGTTTTGCTTCCTGTTGCAGTTTGATTTGAATGCCAACCTCTATTATTAACAACTAATTTTGCATTTCTATCATTCTCTACTTCTTTAAATAAATTATCTACAGTTTGACTAGCATCTCCAATATAAACTACAGATGAATCATCTGAGGAAGTTTGAAAATCAAAACTAGCTGAACTTGGTGCTGTAAAATATCCATAATATCTTCTTGAGTTATAAGGGTTTGTACTTACTGCACTAATAGATGAAACTGTAGCTGATGATGTAGGCGATCTATTTAAAAAGAAACTTGGAAAATCACTATAATATCCATTGTATAATTCAGAAAATAAACCAGCTTGTGAAGATACACTTGTTGTTCTTGGTTGTATTAATGTATCTGATTCAGTTGCAGAAGTTTGAAAAGAAGCAAAGTTTGTTTCAAAAGCACTATCTGGTAATCCTTTTCCATATCTTGTGTTTCTTAAATAATCTAATAATACCAATGCAGAGTTTGGTGTCCATTTAGTTGTTGTATCTCTAGGGTCATAAACTTTTTTACCTTTTAAAAGAACTTTAACCTGTGGAATAGAACTAAAAGCATCTTGATTCCATTTAAATCTAAAAGCTAAATAACAAACACCTCTTAATCTATGGTTAGATGTCCAATTAGTAGAGTTAGTTAATATTGATGAAGCTACTTGATCGTCAGTTCCATTAAATGCTTGTATTTGAATGAGAGAACCATCTTTATAAAAATTAGCATCTCCGCCTGAAACTTCTCTTGCTACTCCATGATCTAAGTCGCCATCAAATAAAACTCTTTTATCATCTATAAATATTTGTTCTATTTCTTCTATCTCTCCCTCACAAACTACACCAGCCATATACAAATACTGATTATCTGTTCCTGATGATTCTACAAAAACTCTAGTAATCCCAACTTGTCGTCTGCCATATACTATAGGGATTTGTGCATTATTAGATTGTTTATTAATTAATACACCTCGTTCTTCTTCTGGTGTATCAAAATCAGGAATATCAGGTATAGGTATTAACCACCCAATAAAACTTGTAACAACATTAACTATTGCATCAACTACACCACCCATTAGTGATAACTCCTTTTAAACTTCTGGCCAACTCTATAAATATCACTATCTACTCTTAACCAATTTATAGAATGATTTACCTTTAATTGTTTTCTAAAATAATGATAAACCCAACGCATCATTTTAAAAGTATTTTTAATAGATACAATTTCAATTAACCATAAATTATTACCTGAATTCCATTCGTTAGCTTTTATCTTTCCTGTTTGTTTAAATCTTTTTTCTACAAGATCATGGATATAAGCCCAATTAACAAATCCTACTAATTCGTTGTTGTCATAAAACTTTTTATATTGATTAAGTTTAATTGATGGTTCTAAATAATTATTAATCTGTTTGCCTTTATAACGATCAAATTTATTAAATAGATTTATAACATCTTGCATTATGCTTTACCCCATTTAATATCTTGTACTGTTTGTGAAGCAAATTCAAAACCTAAATCTCCTGAAAAATGTAATTGTTGTGAACCTGTATTTGTTTTTCTACCCTCAATTTTACTAAAATCTGACCAATGAGATGCAACTACAATATTTGCGTTTGATTGATTAATACTTTCATCAATACTAAAAGATTCAATCCTACCTTTAAATAATAAAAATGGGTCTGCTATTACACCCTCACTTGTATTTAAAAAACCTTTATAAACTTCTGCTTCTTTCTCCATATAGTTATTGCTTAAAAATAAAGATATGATTGTCTGATCTGCACCAGAAAACGATATAGTCATATTGCTAACTTCTACTTCTGATGATTCTGTAACACTAGAAATTTTAGTAAATAATGAAGAAGCTGAATAGGTATTTGAATCGTAAGTAATATCTTTATAATGATCTGTAAATCTAAACCCTGAGCCTACATTAATATAAACAAGATTAACAGGCTGTAGGCTATCTGTTTCAAGTTCATTCTTTACTGCTGTTGTTAATGTTCTCGTCATGTTCTTCGTAAGTTGTTTGGGTTACACTTTCTGTACCTTTTAACATAGTAAAGTCGAATTTGCTATTAGGTTTCTTATATTCTTTGAGATCGTTAATACTAGCATCTATTTGATCTTCATTTACGATAATTTCAGCAATAAAATCGGCAGTTACCCTATGGGTAATTTTGTATTTTTTCATTATAAATTTTCTATTAAGTCTATCTGATACTTGTAAAGGTCGTTAGTTACAATAGAATATTCTTGAATATCATTAGAAAGTCTTACAGTAAAATCTACATTATCATAAATCAAAGCTACATCATTTGCTACATCTGATCTTAAAGGTGGTTCAAAAGTAAGTGTTCCTGAACCTGTGCCATCTGAATCTAAATCTTCAACTGCCATATAAACTTTATCTTGTCCTGTAAATCTAAAATAATCTCCAGCTTTTAAAATATCATTTGTGCTTGTGGCCATGCCATCAATAGTACAGGTAGTTGCACCTGAAGTTATTGCACCATCAACGCTTATAGTTCCTGAAGCTACACCCTGTGCATCTGATACAATAGGTGGAATAACAGTAAATGTATTTAATCTTGCTCTTTGTTTCATAATAAATGCTTTAATCGGTGCAAAGTTTGATCTGCTCATTGGTGGGTAATCTAAAGTTATACTAAATTTTTGACCATCAATTTGTCTAGTTTGAACTCTACCAGATGTTGTTACACTTACTATGGTATTTTGTACTGAACCAATACTAGCGTCTTTAGGTGCTGGAGAAGTTGGAAACTGTCCACTCATTATACTATTGCCTCTTTACCTTTTTCATTTAATGCAGAATTAATTACATTAACGATTGTTGCTCTGTTATCAATTAATAATTCTTTTACACCTCTAACATCTGTTGCATTGATTGAAAAATTAATATTTGTTTCGCCACCACCTGTACCTCTAGCTGATTGTGTTATTTGTCCTGATGAGTTAGGTATAAATAATTCAGCACCTTGTTCTCCTACCATAATTGGTTGTCCTTTTGATACTGCTCCACCTGATTGAAAGCCTTTTATTTTATTTACCATACTCATACCTGTTCCAATTACTGCACCAGCAACAGCAAGATTTAAAGGAAAAGGAACAGAAGCAAGTGCTTTAAGACCAGCTTTATAAGTTGAAATTAAACCCTCTTTGATAGCTGATAATTTAAACATAGCTGTTGATTTTTTGATTGCTGAACTTACAGCAGAACCTATTAAAGCCTCAACTAACGATCTAACAATAGCTTCTTTCAATGATTGGAAATTCATTTTACCTGTCATAACAAAATCAGTTAAAGAATCTTTTAATGATTTCATACTATTTTCTCCAGCTTGTTTAAATCTATCAAAAGTAGTTATATCAAATGAACTTTTTAATCCCTCTTTAAAACCCTCAAATGCACCTTTAGATTTTTCAACTGAGTTAGCCATTTCAAACATATGATGATTAGACATAGATGTGAATTTAGTAACTTCTTTCATGCTTTCTGCTACTTTAATTGCACCATTACTCATTTCAAACATATGGTGGTTTGATTCTAGTTGAACTTTATTTAAGTTCTGTAAAGTTTTTCTATGTTCTTCTAAAATTTCTAGTTCTTTTAATAGTTTGTTAATTTTTTTATCTATACCTTTTGTTTCAATTCCCTCATCTTCAAAATTTAAACTTATTTTATTATTCTCTAACTCATCTATTTGTTGAGTGATTGATTTAATTTTTGCATCTACACTATCAATATTTTCTAAATCAAAAATACCCATTCTAATTTTAGATTCTGCAATTAAATCTTTTACTTTATCAACAAACAAACTTACACCAGCTAATGCAACTAAACCTTTTTTACCAAATAAAAACGCACCTATAATTCCACTTTGTTGTATAAAAGGTGGTAAAGCCATAAAACCATCTCCTATACTTTTTAAAATTTTACCAATGTTTTGAAGTGTAGGAATTAAATCTTTACCTATTTGAACAACCTTAACCATTCCTTGTGCTAAATTTTTACCAACTGATGTTGCTATTTCATCTAATTGTTTTGCATTATCTTCCAAGAATTTATCTAAACTTCCAAATTGATTTTTAAGTTCTTCAAAGAACCCAGCTTCTAATAATACTTTTTTAAAATTAAATACTTTATCTCCTATCATTGATAAAGTTCCCTCAAATGTATTTGCTAACTCATCTGTAGCACTTCCAAATCTTCCACCCTTACCAAATACTTTTTCAAATGCTTGTACTGTTTCTTCAATAGATACAGTTGCACCAGCTTTAAAGCCAAGCATATTTCTAACACCTTTTTCTCTAAATATATCTGCTGAACCTATACCAGCACTAAATGATCTTTGTATTTGTTCTCCAGCAGTTCTAAAATCTAATCCTGTAACAGATGCAACATTCCCTGTTATCTCTAACATTTTTTGTAAGTCATCTGCATTATCTGTTACTGTTGCAAGAATACCAGCACCAGCTTGTATTTCTTCTAGTGAAAAAGGAACTTTAGATGCAAACTTGGTCATATTCTCAAATGCCTTTGCACCCTCGTTTGTATCTTTAAGTAAGAACTTTAATCTAGTTCTTAAATTTTCTAATTGTTTTCCTGTATTAACTAAATTTCTAACAACTAAACCAGCACCTAATCCTAAAAAAGCATTTCTTAAATTAAATACAGAATTTTTTAATCTTCCTAAAGATTTTTGAACACCATTTAAAGCCTGTTTAGACTTATCTCGTGCTACAATATCTATATTGAGTTTTTGTGTCATTATTTAAACTTCCTTGCTTCTGCTAGTGATTGATTTGTTTTATACTGTTCTTGCTCTTTTTTCAAGTAAGCTAACCAAAGATTATAATGGCTAACAGGCATATCAAGAACTTGTTGGATTGTGATGTGTAATCTATCTGCTACTATTAAAAGCGACCTAACATCAGGGTCGCTATCTACTT